GCATAAATACAATATGTATGTATATCCAAGTATTTTTGAAGAAACATCTTGTATATCTTTATTAGAATGTATGGCTGGTGGTTTATATTGTGTTACAACAAATCTTGGTGCCTTGTTTGAAACAGGTGCAGAGTTTCCTATGTATATTCCTTTTGATAATAATTTAAAAAGACTGTCAATAAAATTTGCCTCTGCAATAGATGCTTCAGCAAATATATTACATGAAAAAACTATACATCAACATTTAGAAACTCAATCTAATTATGTTCATGCTTATTACAATTGGAATAAAATAGGTACGTCATGGACAAGATTTCTAACAGGAGCAATAAATGCCAAATCCCAATAAACCTATATGGTTTAACGATAATAAAAAAACAGAAGCTAACAAAGACACTTATCAAACTATTAAAACTAATACAGTTGAAGGTGATACTAACGTTATTGAAATAAATGTAGGTGGTAAAGATGGTAAGTCTCCATATAAAATAATGGTATGTACTCCTTGTCATAGTGATGTAACCATGCATTATTGTCAAGCTGTTTTAAAATTTCAAATGGAATGTTTGCAAAGAAATATATTAGTTAGTTTTACTTTGTTAAAATCTTCTCTAGTCACACAAGGTAGAAATTTAAGTGCAGCTGAAATGTTAAATCATAAAGACAAATATACACATTTATTATTTATAGATTCAGATATTGATTTTGAATTTTCTACTATTGAAAAAATGTTAAAAGCTGACAAAGATGTTATTGCATGTCCTTATCCAATGAAGATGATGGATTGGGATAAAATATGGAGAAGAGTTAATAATAAAGAAGACGCAATTACATCTGCAGAAGATATGTCAAGAGCAGGTTTTACTTATCCTATTAAGGTAGAAGATCAACATAACATTGTAGCTGAAAAAGGTATTATAGAAGTAACTCATGCTCCTACAGGATGTATGTTAATCAAAAGAAAAGTATTAGAAGATATGATTAAAAATCACCCTGAATTAGAAATAATTCAACCTACTTTTATTAATGGTAAAGAAGATAAGAAACAAAATTTTTTTAATTTATTTGATACTTGGCATGACCTTAAGACTAAAAGATACTTTGGAGAAGACTTTGGTTTCTGTCAAAAATGGCGAGACATGGGTGGTAAAGTACACATATATGTAATGGATACAATTACACACGTTGGAGAGTTCTTATATCGTGGCAGGTTTTTTGATGATTTATACCAAGGTACACGACCTGCAAAGAATGCCAAACCGCTTGACGAAGATAAAAAAATCAAATAAAGTATAGTATTTTCAGGATATCTACGCCTGCTCAACAGTATAAATATATTTAAATTATGGCAATATCAAGAATGCAAGAACCCAGACAATTATACGGACTAGGAAGTTTCGTTAAATCAATAGGTAAGACAGTTAAAAAGATTGTTAAGTCACCTGTTGGTAAAGGACTTTTATTAGCTGGTGGACTAGGACTAGCAGGAATAGGACCTTTTTCTGGTTTAGCTAGAACTGGAGTTGGTCAAGCATTATTTGGTGGAGCTACTAAATTTTTACCTGGTGCTACAGCAGCAATGAAAGGCGCTGCTACTACAAGTCCAGGTCTTTTTGGTCTTGCAAAAAACTTTCTTGGAACCACTGCTGGAAAAATTACTGCAGGAACAATAGGAACTATCTTAGCTACTCAAGGTATGAGTCCAGATGAAATAGAAGAAACTAAAAGAGATCCTGATAAATTAAAAATTTATTTAAGAGATTATTTTAGTAAAACAAATCCAGACGCATCTGATGACGAAGTGGACGCATTTGTAGAAACAAATGTATCTGAATACAGAGCAACAGGTGGTAGAGTTGGTTTGGAATCTGGTACACCTAAAAAAGGTTTAAGGTCTATAAAAGACATGGATAAATTTTTAATAAAAGGTCCTCATATAATTAAATATGATGAAGATGGTAATCGTATAGAATATCCTAGACCAAAAGGAGAACCACACAAAATTGAATATGATGAAGAAGGCAATCGTAAAAGATTACCCGAACGTCTTTTATTAAGAAACAAATCAGCCTTTGGTGGTTTACAAAGTATGCCTATGGGTCAAATAAGAATGAATAGAGCTGGCACTATAGAACGAGACTATAGAGAAACTGGTGGATTTGTACCAGTTGGTATAAAAGAAAAAGCAGACGACGTACCTGCTATGTTAAGTAAAAATGAATTTGTAATGACAGCAGATGCTGTTAGAGGAATGGGTGACGGCAACATTGAAAAAGGTGCTCAAAGGTTGTATGATCAAATGAAACAAGCAGAAAAGAGAGTAGTGTAATGGCAGAAGTAACAGAAACAAGGGTATTACCACCAGAGTTTATAGAAGCAGCAGGTAAAGTTTATTTAGGAGATCTTGCATCTGCTACTGGACAATATAAGACAGCTGATCTATCTAAAGTATTTGGACCACAATTTACAGCAAAGCAAGATCCACTACAGGCTCAAGCTCAAAAATTAGCTACACAAGGTATTGGTGCTTATCAACCATTCTTAACTTCAGCTGCTGGTTTACAACAACAAGCTCAAGGTCAAGTAGGACAAGCTGGTACATTAGCAGGGCAAGCTGGAACTCAAGCAGGTTTAGCTGGTCAATTTGTTGGCCCACAAGCTTACCAACAATTTATGTCTCCTTATCAACAGGATGTTATTAAAGCTACATTAGATGAATTTGACGTACAAGCTGCAAAGGGTATTCCTAATATTGCTGCTCAAGCTGTAGGTGCTGGTGTTCTTGGTGGAGGTCGTGAAGGTGTAATGAGATCAGAGTATCAAACAACAAGCGACAGGAACCGGGCAGCATTACAAGCACAATTATTACAACAAGGATTTGGTCAAGCTCAACAAGCTGCAGGTCAAGCTTTTAGTCAACAACAAGCTTTAGCTAATCAACAACAACAATTAGCTCAACAAGCATTAGGTATTGGTCAAGCATTTTCAAATTTAGGTGGTCAACAAATAGGTTTAGGTCAACAGCAACAAGCTTTCTTAGGTCAAGATGTTGGAGCCTTATCTACTCTTGGTGCACAGAACCAAGCGCAAAGACAAGCAGAATTAGCAGCACAACAACAGTTGGCTCAACAACAATTAAATCAACCTTTAACAGCTGCACAACAATATGGAACAGGTGTTACAAGTTTGATAGCTGGATATCCAGGTCAAACTCAAACTACAACAGCACCTAGTCCTAATCCTATGATGACAGCAATAGGAGCCGGTGGAACATTAGCTGGTATTTACAGAGCTTTTAATCAACCTGGTGTATTGAATACTTAATATGAATACTTTTAAAAGACCTATGTTTAGAAAAGGTGGTAATGTTGGTACAGGCATTATGACTGGTATCGTAGACAGAACACAAGCTCAAGAGGGTTATTTACCAGGTTCTACTGCAGAAATGAAAGGAGCAATGGGAGTTACAGAAAGGGGTATAGATCTTGCTAATCCATTACCAAAAGTTAGTGAATACAAACCTATGGTATATGAAAATATAGACATAGATTCATTAGTTAGTGAACCAAAAACTCAAGCCGAATACATAAAAGAACTTAGAGAAGGAGCTGGTGAATATGGAGGTATGGATCCTTTAACAAGTTTCTTATTAACTGCTGGACCAAACGTTGCAAAAGCTACTAGCTTTGCAGATGCAGTAAGTAGATTACAACCAGCTACTCAACAATTAATAAAAGGTGCTGATGCAAAAGCTAAATTTAATAGAGATCTTAGAATGGCAGCAACTAAACTTGCTTTAGGGGCACAGGAAAAAGCAGAAGATAAAAGATTTCAATTAAATCTAAAAGATTTAGATCAAGAAAATCAAGTTAAATTTTTAAATGATCAAAGAGCTTATGCTAAATTAGAAAAACAAGACAAAAGAGATTATGATGAAGCCGTAGCAGCTAAAGCTAGAGCTTATCAAAAATTAGATGATCAACAAAAAAAACAATTTGAACAAGATTTAATTAATCAAGGTAGAGCTTTTGAATTAGAAAAAATTAAGAAACAACAACAATTTGAAATGGATAAACTTGAAAGCCAACAAAAATTTCAAAAAGAACTTTATGATTTAGAAAAAGAAGAAGCTAAAAAATACACAGAAAAAGATTTCTTAGAAGTCTATGAAGGTGATACTTTACAAGCTAAGAACAGAGCTGAGTTTGAAAATGACAAATTAAAAACTAAAATTTTAGAAAAATTTGGATCTCAGTTTGAGGGATTCTTAAACGGACCTAATGATCCTCAAGAATCTACAATGACCAAAAAAGGTAACAATAAAAAAGTTGGTAAAGTTTACTACGATGTAAATACTGGTGAAGTTAAAATATACAATAAAAAAACTGATGGTACTTATGGTTTCCAAGTAATTGATATTGACACTTATACAAAACCAGAACCACCAAAAGGTAGTACAAAAGAAGAAAAAGATGCTGAGATAGATGAAAGATATGAGTATTTAAGTGATGACCAAAGAAAAATATTAGAAGAAATAAGAAAAAACAAGCCTGACGATTTTGGCACCGGAGCATAGGAGTCTAAATGGCAGAGTTTTTACCTCTCAATAACGCCGAAGAAAACAATGATACAGCGTGGTACACAGCTGCCGCTTCTGGTATTGCATCCGGTCTATTAAAAATACCTGAAGGTGTAGTCTCTCTTGCAGCAGAATTAATTGATCTTGGAGCAGATACAAATACAGCAGCAAGTGTAGAAGAATTTTTTGATAAACTAAATCCATTTGAAGAGATAGCAGAAGAAAGAGCTATTGGTAAACTTACAGAAGCTATTGTACAGGTTGGTGTACCAGGCGCCATTGGATTCAAAGCAGCAAACAAGGTAGCTAGAAATCTTACAGCAAAAGCGATTAGAGCAAAGAAGGCTAACGCCTATGCTAATTTAAGAGGTGGTAATGTTATGTCAGCAATAAACAAAGCTAGAGATTTAAATAAAAAATCTAAAAAGTTTAGATACGCTGCAGCAGTTGCAGGTGGTGCAGCAGGTGAAACACTTGTTGCAGATGTAGAAAACATTGGAACATTTGGAGATATGTTTGGTGGAGGACCAACTAAATTAGATAGAGAAGAAAGTTTTGGTAGAGAAGATGCTACAAGAAAATTATTAAACAGATTAAAGTTTGGTTCTGAATCTTTATTAGTTACTCCATTTGTGTACGGTGCAGGTAAGTCAGCTAAGTTATTAGCTAACAGAGGTAAAGATCTTGCTTATAGTAATTCTAGATTTGCAAGGTGGTTAGATAAATATGTAAGAGCACCTTTTACTCCTCAAGGTGGTATGACAAAAGAATTATTTGGAGAAGAGACTGCTAAACAAGCTTTAAAATCTAGAGATACAATAAGAGCTAAAGAAATTGTAGACAATATTACAAGAGAGGTAGATAATATATATCCTCAATCAGAAGTAATGTTTAACAAATCAGTGCAATTAGAAAAAGAAAAATTTTTAAAAGGTCTTAATGAAATTTTATTTGAAGGTAATATTAGAGATAGAGTTGATCCTAAAAAATTAGATGATCTTTTAGCACTCATGAAAAAAAGTAATGTAGGTGAAGAGTCTAGACAATTAATTGTTAATGGAATCAATAACGCTAGAGGTGAGTTTACTAATTTAATTAATATTTTAGATAATAATACTTCCGGTGCTAAACTAAACAAAGGTGTAAAAGAACTTCAGTCTTTATTAAAAGGTAGAGTTAATGGTTGGATAGGTGGTACTTACAGAATATTTGAAGACCAAGGTAAAGGTATATTTAAATTTTTTAAAAGATATGAACCAACTGATGAAGTAATTAATAATGCTACTAATTTTTTTAGAAGACAAATAGCAATTGAAAATGGAGACGCAGCTTTTGATATAGCAAGCAATGCCTATCAAAAAGAAGCTAGCATTATAGTGGATGATATTCTTAGAGAGGCTGCTCTTAGAGGTAAGCCTAAAGGTTTAAAATTTAATGAATATATTAATAAAACGATGGAGGGAAAACCAGGCGCTGATTTTATACGAGCAGAAATAAAAGAAACTAAGTTACCACCAAAAGAACTTAGAGAATTATTTGGAGAGGTTCAGGACCCAAGGTACTCTATATTTAATGGTGTAACTAATTTATCTTCTGTGGCTAGAACATCTGAATATTTAAAAAGAGTAGCACTAAAGAATGATGAAGTACAAGCAGCTGGTGGTAGAGGATTTTTTTGGAATGATGAAAATGCTTTTAGGTTAGGTGTAAATCAAAAAAACACAGGAATAACATCTGTTAAAATGGATGATGTTATAAGTAAAATACCTGAAGCAGCTAATATACCTAATCCTTTAGCAGGTAAAATTACTACACCTGAAATAGCTGAGGCTATAAAAAATGCAAACAATATAGCAGGCGGTCTTCAAGGTTTTGTAAGAGGTGAGGGTAAAGAAGGTGCAGAAGCTGCTGCTAGTTGGATGTATAGAAATTTATTATTGTTTCCAAAAGGAGTTTCACAATTAGCTAAAACAGTATTCTCTATACCCACACATATAAGAAACGTAATTAGTGCGTTTGGTTTTGCTGGAGCTAATGGTAATTTATTTAATCCAATAGAATTTTCTAAAGCCTTTAAAGAAGGTATAGAAACTACAGGTCTTTTAAAAGCTGGTCCTCCAGGTGAGGCAGCACAAGCAGCTTACAGAGAATTAGTAGAGCTTGGTGTTGTAAACTCACAAGTTCAAATAGGAGACTTAAAAGCTTTACTACAAGATATTAGATTTGGTCAACAAGCTGCAAACGTAGATACAGTATTAAATCCTATGATGGCTAAATTAAAAAGAGTAGGACAATTTTTTCAAGGTAAGTATGTAGCTGAAGATGACACTTT